CTATACCAAGAGGTAGCCGAGGATTAAGTGGATCACGGTCTTACTGTGAACCCACTGACGACCCTTAAATCTTACATTTCACTTCATATGAAGAAAAACATAAGTCGTACATCAAAAGATGGACGAGGGAAGGGCAAAAGCAACAAACCAAGAAAGGCCTATGCACATGAAGGTTGGCAGTTTCCTGCTAGCCTAAAGAATGAAAAAGTAATACTTCATTCCATCTTAAGCAATTATTCCATTGATTTTTATGGAGTAATTGTTGAAGACATGCGTAATCTCATCACTCGTTTAATTCGTAACCATGGTTTTAACGATGGTTCGAAACGCTATAGCGTAATTAAAAACTACACTATAGACTTAATCGAGAAGAGGGGTCCTCTTAACCCGGGGTGGCTAGCCACCTCAGAGGTTCATAAGGTTCCATCCTCACTGGGTGAAAATTTCATCCAGTTGATCATTGATTATTTGAACTGTACCGAAGAGGTTTTACTTCCTAAGTACTATCAAGTGATTAATACCACTTTAAATATTGTTCGCATAGTTGAAGGTCTTGTGGACGCCGATTTTACTACGGTGACCGATAAGGCTTCAAAGATCGACGATGAGCTACTGAATTCTTTTGAAACATATGTTACTAAAGAATTACAGCTCTACAAGTACTCTGAAGAATCAGTGAACTTATGGTCCAATCGTTTTCATGTGAAAAAGAATGGCCCAAACAGTGTACCGAAACTTGAAAGTGCAGTAGAGGAGGCTGCGGCCTTACTAGATAAAACTAGTAAGTTACGCAGACCATTTATTCGCTTATGCGAAGAAATGGGTTGTCAATACTTGGTTGATTACCTGTCAGCTTTGGTCTTAGACCCGGCTGCTCTTAGTCAAACTGAAACCTCTCAGAACACATTGCTAAGAAAATTGGTTAAGGTACCCGACTCGGGTTTTAAAACTCGAATCGTGGCTATAGTCGATTTCTGGACTCAGCTGATCATGATGCCAATAAGACAACATGTTCAAGGCGTGACCAGACGAAAGTTTAAAACAAATGACTTTCGCTTGAATCAAAATGGCGGCGTAGCCGCTATGGTCGATTTTCAGAATCGTTGCCTTAGGGAGGATTCCATTGGAAATCATAAATTAAATGTTAAACATTTAAAATTTTATGATATTTCGTCATGGACGGATAGGTTCCATAGAGATCTTCAAAAGATCGTTATGAAAAATCTATTTAATCCCAGAATTGCAGAAGCATGGGCACAATTAGTTGTGCACTGCGACTGGTACGCACCCGACTTGAAACGAACTATAAAGTTCGGTCAAGGACAAGGGATGGGTACTAACGGAAGTTTTGATATAGCTACTTTAACCGATCACCTATTCATCAATTATATTTTTGAAGAAGTGAGCACTACCCAGAAAGATTATTCTTTCCGAATACAGTGTTACGGTAAAGTCGGAGACGATTTATGGATCTATGATCCAGACAATCTTATTCCTGAATATTATGGGAAGATTAATCTTCCTCTTAATATTAGTAAATCAAAGACGTACAATGGGCACAACTCTATTGCAGAGTTCTGTTCTCGTACGTTTATCGACGGTGTTGATGTTTCTAGAATTTCTCCTAGAATCATAAACAGGTCATTAGACTTTCGCTACATACCAATGTTACTAGCTTTGTGCGCTGAAAGAGGCATTCAGCTGGATAGTTCGTCTTTCGAATCTCTGAACCGTAAGGTTCGGAATTCCGAAGAAACATATCTTGATAAGCTACAAGATTGGTTAATCTCATTGTTAGTAATTGGAAAATATGAGCAAAGCTCGTACTATTCAACACTAACTCTGGATTACCTTGAAGCTGGTAATTGGTTAGTCAGCAATCGCTTACGCGACTTTCTGATTGACCATCAACTATCGGCTAGACTAATGATCTGTCATTCTATAATGAAGATCGCTAAGTCGAAAGAAGATATCAAGAATAAGATATTTGAAAACACGTTCGCTATGGATGAATGGGGAGACGAGATTACCTCACTCTGTTATGAGGGAGTTAACCTTTTCAACCCATCTTCCGAAGAGTACATAACCACGCTAAGCGAGGTTAAGACTCAATCAGCGCTCACACCTAAACAAATCATTATTTTAGGTAGATACGTTGATCAGCGACGATTGGTCCGTGACGAACTTGATAAGATCGAGACGGAGAGCTGGTCGATCAGCAATCCTGAAGAATTCTACGGTTTGCCAATGGACTGGAGGAGATAGCTACCAAGTCATCATATGATGATGGTAGGCTCAATTATGATTCAAAGAAAGTCATTACGACCCAATTTGAGATAGTTGAGATCCTCAATCGTTCTAATGAAGATCTTACGATCTTCACGCTGCGTGATTCAAATGATCTACGGACTGTACTACAAGAATTGCAATACGACCGCCTGAACTCAAAGTGGGGAGGGATTTTACCAATGTTAGACATTGAACCTCCAGCGTCTGAGTGATCCCGATCCTAAGATCGGAGCTCGGGCCTGTTTCTTAGCCCCTGAAGGCAGTATAACTGTCTTCACCCCTGACACCCAAT